CAGTTAGCTCGGGATGCTCATCCTTCATCCGCTGGTCGGTGGTGCTCTTCACCGCGTCACCGAACTCAGGCGACTCGATGAGTGCGTCGAGCAACTGCTCACCGCTCTCGTAGTCGAACAACGGGGCAACCGTGTCGACGCTGAGCCCCGAGAGGGTGAGTGCGTTCTGCTTGTCGAGCTTGCGGAGCCTCGCGGGCTCAGGGACACGGGCAACCACTTCGCTGCGGTTGAGTCGGTGGACGGTGTTCGCCCCCATGGTCGACGCGATGTTGCCTTCGGTGTCGAGGTGCTCCCCGTTTCGCAGCCACGAGCGCAAGCGTTCAACCTGCGACAGTTTCAACTCGGCTTCGACTTCCTTGCGGATCTCACGCCGACGCACGACGTGCGCTTGCTGCAGACGCTTCAGCTCGCCTTGGGTTGCACCGCTCGCCAGTTCCATCGAGCGAAGGCGCTTGCGCGTCAGCTCTTCGATCGCGAGGTTCTCGGTGTCCTGGTGGAGCTTCTGCAGCTTGAGGTATTCGTCCTCGGTGCCGCCGTTCTTGACGAACTCTTCAGACGACTGGAACAGCGCCTCGAAGCCTTCAGCTTCGAACGCGGCATGCACCTCGGCCTCGGTGGCAACCATGCGGCCGAACACTTGGCGGATCTCCGGGGTCAGACCGGGGAGGTCCTCGCCGAAGCGTCGTTTGAATGCTTTGTTGAGCTTCGTGATTACGTCGGTGTAGACCGCAACCATCATCGCGCGCAGCCGCGAGAACAAGCCGCGCATCTCTTCAGTTGGCGCGACGCCTTCGTAGAGCCACTTCTCGAAGTTGATGGCGAACGCCTCATGTGTTTTGCGCCGCTGGTCGATGGTCTTCGCGGACCACTGGGTGGGGTCTTCACCGGCCCACGCTAGAACGATGCCAAGCTCGTTGGCCGCAGTCGAGTCTTGCCCCGTCAGCGTTGCGATGCGCGAAAGTTCTTCGAGGTAGTAGTGCGACATCTCGTGGAAGAGCGTCGAACTGTCTGAGTCCTTGTTCATCAAGATGCGGTTGATGACGGGCTCGAAACCCCCGCGGGCTTCACCGTCGCCGTCTTGGAACAACGCGAGCCCTTGCTCCAGCTCCGCCATCGCTTCGTCGGTGAGCGTGAAACCCTGCTGAGTCATTACGCCCGACCCTTGCTCAAACTTCACCGGCACCCTCCCCGGCTTAGGCTCACGGACCACCTCCCGGAACACGATCGTCGGGTCAGCTACGAGCTGTTCAAGCTGCGCGTAGTCGTGGACTGGGTTCCATAACGCCGGGTTCACTACCCCGGTCGGACTCGCCATGCCCCAAGAGTATGTGGTGCGGTCTTCCCCTTCCAAAAGGTCGAGGTCCATCTGACTCTTGGGGAGCATGTCAACCGAGACGCTTCGAGTGGTATGCGTGTCGCGCGGCGCCTCAAGTGCGTGAAGCTCTCCTGCCTCGTCAACTCGGCGCGTTAGCCCGTTGTCAAACGTCACGAAGGCTGGAGCCCTACTCTGCATCCCTACTAGCGCCTGCTCACGCGTCACCTCAGTGCGTGCGTATTTGTTGACCGCGTTGATGGGGATCACCCCCATCTGAAGCCCGAGCTTCTTCAACAAAGGCTTCGCCGTTTGCGGAATCATCTCGTCGTAGAACGCCTTCATGCCCTTGCCCCCGATGTCGACGCTCAAGTCGAGGCTTTCACCTGGGGCCAAGGATAGAGCTTTGTCCGCCCACTCTTTGCCGAGCACCTCCGACAGTTTCTCACCTTCAACTCTGTAGGACCCTGGACCGTTCGCAATGCGGACGCGCCCTAGCGAGTTCACGTAGAGGATGAGGCTGCTGTTGCCGCCCGCGAAGTCGAGCCGAACTTCCTTGAGGTTCCGCGCGGAGGTATTGACTGGGTGCTTCGAGCGGTCGGCAACAAAGGTCACCTTGCGCACGTGGCTGCTCAAGCTGTAGTGGTCCGCGTTCTGCTGCCCCGACGCGAACGCCACGTGCTTGATGCCGCGCGAGGCCGCGATCAACATGATCCGTTTCAGCCCTAGCGTTACCCAAGACTTCGAGTTAGCGCTATCGCCTAGGTCTACAACTGCCCCCTTCTTCGCCTTCTTGATGTAAGCCTCAGCTTCCACCGCCGAGCCGAACCGCTGCGGATTGCCGTTCTTGTCGGTGAGCTGCTCCCCGTCTACTTCGACGGCAAACGCTCGCGTCGCGATCAAGGGCGCGGACTCATGCTGCAGGTCTTTGAACTCAAGCAACTCGTCGTAGAGGCGGCTCGACTCCACCTCGGCCGCGTCAACGTCCTCGGGTTGGATGGCGGCTATCGCGCGTTTCTTAGCTAGCCGCCGCTGCCAAGTCAGGTCGCCGTGCGCTCGCGCCTTCGCCAAAGGGAACCCGCTCCCCACCGCCGCGATCGCGTTGGATAAGGATTGGAATTCGGGGTCTTCGTCGGTGAACGGTTCGCGTTCCTGACGCAGAACGTCAATGTCGGCCTTCCGCTGCTCCCTGCTGGTCAAGAAGCCGTCGGACGACCGCTGTGCCCAGTCACTCTGTAGCTCTTCGACAAACAGCACAGGCTCGTTGTCAGAGTTCAGTCGGCGGCTAGTGCGGATATGCAGCAAGCGGTTGACATTCCGAATCTCGGCCATCATGCCGTGGTTAATCGAGGCCGCGTCGAACTTCGCGCCGAACTTCACGTCAGTCACCGCCGCGCCCTTCACCCGTTCAAGCACAATCACGTGCTCTTCGTAGCTGTCCTTCTGGCCTTCGACGGTGTAGTTCGCAAACGCTACTTGTCGCTCAACAGTCTCGTCGTCGTCGAGAACCCCGTCTTCTTCGAGTTGGCGGCGCTCTTCGTTCAACCCTGCGATTCGTTGGTTGTGCTCTGCATCCTCCAACACGTAGTAGCCGCCTTCGAAGTTCTGGCGCGCTTGCTCCAACGCGGTGTATGCTTCGGCTTCGTCGTAGAAACGGGTGTCTCCGCTAGGAGTGTTCAACACCCACACGTCTTGCTCGCCGTAAACCTCGGCGATGCTGAAGCTCGCGCCGGGCAACTGCTCGCCGTAGGTCTCTTCGAGTTCGTCGAGCAAGTCTTGAGCCGCTTGCTCGTCGTCGTAGTTACTCTCCTCGTCTGACAGCCAAACGCGAGCCGGGTTACCCTCGACGTCGTATCCCACTGAATGGACCCCGCCGGTTGCGTCGATCAGCTCAACCATCGCATCAGTCAAGTCCGATTGGACTCGGCCTAGGTAGACATAGGGCCGATAGAAGGGCGTTGAGTCTCTCTCAGTCTCAGCGGTGACCCAGTAGTCTTCTCGCAGCAGCCTGTCGTTATAGTCGTACGCCGTCGACAGGGCGTCGTCTTCGCTTGGGTAGTAGCCTTCGAGGTTGCCTTCGTAGTAGACGCCCCAACGCTCAAGGAATTCGCCGTCTGACCTTAGGTCGCGAACGATCGGCGGCGCGAGCGGCATGGCCACTTTCACTGAGAGCCGGTCGAACTCTTTGACAACCGCCTCACGGGTGACCTTGCCCGTCTGCAGCGCGAGCCAATCAAGGATGCCTGAAGCGTCGATCTCGGCCCGCTTCACTTTGCCTTTGGTGATGAGGCTGTTAATTGTGTCGCGCCACCCGACTGGCGGGAGTGCTTTCGCTTGCACCGACTCAAGCTCGCGTTGCACCGCCGAGAAGAGTTGGAACTTTGGGGCGCCCGCGCGCTTCAACACGTAATCGCCCGCCTTGTTGAGCTGCGCCCCCGACGACGCCCACGCGTTATTTTCGTCGTAGGTGAGATCTTCTCCGCTCGTCACAGACCCGAACTGATCGGCGAGGGCCCGCAGGAACATTCGGTAGCTGTAGGTGTCGAACTTTCCCGCCCGAGTGCTCACCCCGTCAGTGACCGCGTGACCCGACTCGCTGAGCACGAACGCACCTGCAACGTTGTCACTCTGGAACTCGAAAGCCCCCTCACGCAAAGCTCGAACTTGGAACCCCGCGATCACCTTCTCAGGGTTCGGGTTCTGGTTGATGTCGCCGCCAGTGCGGCGCGCCTCGGTTACGTCCTGGATCACTTCATCTTGGAACAGCGCGTCAGGGCGAGCGTTCACGCCTGCGCCGCGCTCGACGGCGAGCATGGTGTTGCGCTCGATGAACTCCTTCAACTCGATGCCTTCGTGCTTCGCGAGCGCGACCGACATGTTGCGGATGAACAACGCAGCCGCGCGAGCTTCCTCAGCCGGGCGGCCCGTAGCGAGCGATTGCGTGTAGGCATCCGAGTAGACCTTCTCAAGCGCGTCGCCGTAGGCTTGGTCGACTTCAGCCCGCGCCGCCGCCTCGTTCATCACCGCCGAGAAGTCCCCTTCCAGCGGTGCGAGTTCCTCTCGCTCGGAAGGTGTGTCCGCGTCTTGGTGGAACACTGCGTGCGGCATCAACCGCCGACCGAGTTCACTTTGCGCGAGCTTCGTTTGCCAGTCACCGATCGGCAACTGCACGTCGGTGCCTTCCTCAAGCGCCTGCTTTGCTTGGGCGAGGATGTTGGGGAACGTCTCCAGCAACTCGGCTCGCACTTCGGAGTGCGCCGGGTCTTGCTCAAGTTTGTCGATCGTGTCGAGCAACTTGTCAGGCCGCACGTAGACCGTCTTGATCCCGTCGGGCGCTGCAGCGGTCACGAACTCCGCGCGAGCACTCGGTGAACGCTTACCGAGCTTGGATTCAGCTTCGATCTTCCCCAACCTCTCGTGCGCCACCATCGTCTGCTTGGCGTTGGCGGCTTGCGTCATGCCGCTGCGGATGCGCATTCCCGCGCCCGGCATGCCTACGAGAGTCATCCCGCGGGCGGTGTGAACGAACGTGTCCCACAGCTCGGCCGACACGTCGACATCGAACTCCCCTGAGCGGTAGTTGTTGTGCGCTTGGTAGCGAGCCGCGATCGAGGCGGCTTGCTGCATCACCTCGGTGGCCGACTCAACGCCAATGTCTAGCGCGTAATCCTTCACCGCCGACAGCAGCAAGCTCTTGCGCGTATCCAGGGGCAGCCCCTTCTTGAACAGCATTGGCAAGAGCTTCTTGCCGTAGGTCTTCGAGAACGCTGAGGCGGTGCGGCCAGCACCGACCACGTCCAGCGCGGCCATTACCCCACCCCATCCGTCAGCGAGCGGTGCGGCTTGGTCGGGCGTGTAGCCCGAGTCGATCAGGTCGTTGTATACTTCGCCTGACGACATCGCGAACGACACCGCCGACGCGCCGGCTGCAGCGCCCACCGGGCCACCGACCGCGAAGCCGACCGCGCCCGCGCCGACGGTGGCGCCCATCGAGGTAAACACGTTGATGGCGTCCGCGCCCCAGTTGTCCCCGTCGCGCTGTGCGGCGATCTGCTGGCGTTCGCGGTATACCTGCTTCTCTGCTGGGCTGAGCTTCTTAACGTCGAACCCTGCGCGTCCTAGCGTGGTTCGGATCGAGCCGAGCACTCCGTCGGCGCTGTTGTCGAACGACCGCCCAACCCACTTCAAAGCCCCCTCGGTGGATTCGAGGTTGCCCATGTCGTCGCGGGACATCGTCAGGAAGTCGAAGTCACCGTCGATCTTGGAGGCTAGCGCCGGGAAGTCCCGGTCGAAGCTCGGGGCCGTGACGCGCCGCTGAGCGGCCACGCGCTTCGCGTGTTCAACGTCCGCCAAGACGTTGGCCATTGGGCTGCCCAAGCGCTCAGCGAGCTGACGGGCCTCTCCGAGCGCCTCAGCCGATCGCTTCTCGGACATCGCGACACTGACCCGAGCAGCTCGGTCAAGGCGCAGGGAGCGCAAACGCTCCCGAAACTCATCGCGGAAGTCGTCACGCGGGATCGCGCCTAGGTCGGTCATTCAGTTCGTTGGATGCGTTGGCCGTTGAGGGTGTAACCGAACTCGATCTCTTCGGGGTTCTCGCTGAGGTATCGGTCTAGCCCCTCAGCGTTGACCCCTCTCCGGGGGAGGTTGGGGCCCGCGTTGTGCGGGATCGGGTTCGCTGCGAAGCGTAACCGACGTTGCTGCTCCGGCGTGGCGTCGGGGAACAGCAGTTCAACCATCTTGTCCCGCAACGCCCCGTCGTCTGCACCGAGCACGCCGGGGAACATCGCGCGCAAGTGGTCTGAGTGGAGGTCGCGGAACTTCGGCCACATCTTGATGAAAGCAATGTCATCGCGCGAGGTGTCGTCGTCCTCATCTTGAAGACCAAACGCCAGCGTGCCCGTCCACAAGTTGCGGGCCATCGTTTGCCCGGCGTCGGTCTCACGTTGGAGCGGGCCGCCTTGGCTGGCGGACGCACCGAGGCGCCTGCGCAGATCAGGGCTCAGCTCGCGCCCCGCTTCGAGCAAGGGGGCGGCTTCTCTTGCGGTGGCGGCGTCGAAGCGCTCTTGGCGCGCGAGGTCTTTGTAAACGTCCTGCGTGCTCACCAAGCCTTCCGCGATGCGACGCAGCTCGTCAGGCGGGACACCTTCGAGGTGGGCTGACAACTCAGGCATGGCCGCCTCGATGAGCGCGGCGCGCGTGCTGGTAAAGCGACGCTTGGCCGACTCGTTGGGACCCTCACCGGGCAACCCGATCGTCGAGACCCTGAGGTGTTGGGGCTTGCCCTCAATGTCGAAGATCAACGTTGAGGCTTCCAACTCCTGCGGTGAAAGCCCCGCGGCTGACAACCCGGTAGTCGTCTTGACCTTGAGCACCTCTCGGACTGCTGCGTTGATGGTCTCGTTTGTTGGGCTGGTCTGACCTAGCGAGCGCGCGATCGCGTCAGCCTTGAGGGCCACCGCGTTGCGGATGCTACGACGGCGGTTCACCATCGCGATCGGCAGCTTCGCCATGTCGGCCGAGCGCCAGTTCTCGTAGTGGTCGGTGAGGTACTGGTCGATTACCGCGTTGGTGTCCAAGTCAAACACGGTCTTCTCACCTGGGGCGGTGAAGCCCGAACGTTGGCCCGTGCCGCTGCCGTTGCGTTGACCCTTCTGCTCGGCGATGTCGTTCTGCCTCAGCATCTCGGTGGAGGCGGTGCGCCGCCACATCTCGGCGAGTATCCGTCGATCACTGTCAGAGAGTTCACCTCCCACCGCCGCAATCAGGGACTCAGACGTTGAGAAAAGCAGTAGCTGATTCCCCGACACCGTCTCCATGAAGTGGCCGCCTGCGTCGGTGGTCACGTTCCGCGCCATGTGTTTGGCTTGGTTCAAGATGCCGAGTTCACCTAGCTCAGTCTCAAGCGCCTCAGGCCACGGCTCGCCCGCTAGGCGCAGCTCGCTCGCTCTACCGAGTGCTTCCGTTTTGCGGTAGCCGTCCTGCTGCAGATCCTCAGAAGCGAGGTCGCGCGCGCGGCGTAGCAGTTCATCCTTCACTTCCTGAGACTCATCGAGGTCGCGGATGAAACGACGCTGCTTGATTAGGTCGCCTTGCCCGCGCGCAACGTCGACCAAGCTCTCGGCGCGTTGCTTGACGTTGAGCGTGCTGATCCGCTTCTTCAACGCCTCGCGCTTCACGGGGTCTTGGATCAGCTCGCCGTTCTCTTCGAGGAAGTTGGCAGCGCGGCCAGCCGCACCCGTCTCGATGAGACCTTCGACGATGGCGGTGTTCACCGCCGACTCAGCGGTCTCGCGCGCAAGCTCGGCGACTTCTTCGGGCAAGTTGTTCAACTCAGCGAGCTGGTGCAACTTGAACGCCATCACCGCCGACTTGCGGATGTAGTCGGGCGCGTCGCCTTTGATCGCAGAGTGAACGCGGTCGCGCATCTCCTGCTCAAGCGAGGCCGACGCAGCGCCTAGCCGGTGAATCTTCAGTTGCTCGGCGCGGCGAGCGTTCATGCGATTCAGCGCCACCGTCTGACGCATCGAGGAGTCACGCCCGAACGCCCGTCGCTGAGTCTCTGAAGTGAGGTTCTTGTCGAGTTCGTTGCGCTTGATATGCAACTTCTCCTGCAGCTTTGGAAACGCGGTGTGCGCGTCTTCGCCGGTCAGATGGTCGAACTGCGCTTCTTCGTTTGCCAGCAGCTCCGCGTAGCGGGCGCTGGCTTCTTGATACTTGGCGTTGTCGAAGTCGTGCTGCATGTCGCGCGACAACCTGAAGCCCTGGACTCCGGTGCTTGCGATCGCGTCACCGAGCTGCGCGATCTGCTGCGCTTGGGTGCCTTGCACCGGCGTGACTGTCGGGGCTGAGACAAGGCCACCGGAGCCCGAGCCTTGAAGTGTTTCGCGCGGGGTTGACATTAGCGTTGGCCTCCGCTGCGGCCGAAGCGGTCGTAGAACATTCCGGCGACTCGACCGGCGTTGCCGATCTCAGTAGTCAGGTAGGCGCTCGCGGGGTTGAGCGACTTTGCCGACGCGCGAATGTTGCGCGCGGAGACGCCCGCCAGCAACCCTTGGTTGCTTTGGTCGGTGGCGCTGCGCTCCAACCCGGAGATCAGGTTGCCGATGTTCGACTCGATCGTCATGGCGTCGATCTGGGACATCAATTCAATCGCGTCTTGCTGCTCGCGTGCCGAGCCGCTGTCGACCTTCACGCCTCGCGCAGCCGCGCTTGCTCGCGCCGATGCTTGGGCTTCCGCACCGCGCATACGCGACAAGCCGACTTGCTGTTGCATCGACTGCTCGACGCGCGCCGCTTGTTGCTGAATCAACCGCGAGTTGAACTGCGCGGCTTGCTGAGCGAAGTCGAGCGAGAGGGCTTGCGCCTTCATCTGGTCTTCTTGCGCCTTGACGGCGTAGAAGTTGCCAACCGCTTGGAGCGCCGAGCCCCCGACTGAGGCAACGATGCTCACGCTGCTGAGCCGATCGAGGAAGCTTTGGTAGCCTCGATCGGTGTTGTATTGCAGCGTGGTCTGTTGGGCTTGTTGGTAGGTCAGCCCGCGCAATGAGGGCGGGCCTTGTGGGTTTGGCATAGTTAGCCTCCGAAGGAAACGTCGAGCGTCACCCCGACAACGGTTGCGGGCAGTGGCAAGTGTTGAACAAACGAGACTTGCCCGTCTCGGGTCCAAGACTGCTCTACAAGCTCGCGGTTCTCTTCGGAGTGTAACTCGTTGTCGTCAGGGTAGAGCGTGGAAGTGCGCGCAGCGTCGGGGCCGACACCGAGGCCCGCGGACTGGTAAACTCGCACGTAGGCGTGCGAGATTGCCTTCATGCGCCCCAACCCAAGCGCTTCCATTTGAGCCGTCACCGGCATCGTGCGAAGTTCGTTCGGGTATGGAATGCCCAAGTGCAACGTGCGGCACGGGAACGGCAAGCGCACCATCCCGTTCGTGTCGACGGTCAACGTTTGAATCGACACCGAGCCGTCAACCGCTTGGAGCACGGCGGTCGTTTGGCGCCCCGGCTCCGTGCCTTGAACCCCGCGGTTGCGTTGGTGAGTCACCGACACGCCCCAGTTTGTGGAGGTTGTCACCGAGCCCGCGGTGAGGACCAACGCTTGCACTTCGGCGTTGGACGTGCGCGAGGTGATCTTCACCGTCAGCGTCGATTCGGGGAAGTAGATCGTCTCGCCGATCATGTCGAAGTCGAACGCCCTCGCGCTCGCAGTGACCCGCACCGACGCGCCGACGCGAGTCGACCCGAGCACCGTCAAGGTGCCGCTTGACGCCAGCGTGTTGCGCGTGAAGCACATGTCGAGATGCGCGCTACTCATCGCCCCGGTGATGTTCAACGACTGCTGCCGCACGATGTAGAAGACCCCATCTCGCTCGATGGCGACGTAGAGCCGGTCCTCGCCCGCTTCTTGAGCTGCGGCCACCGAGACAATGTCGAAGTCTCGCAGCGTGTGGCGGTGCCAACCCGCTACCTGCTCTTCCTCGGAGTAGGTCAGCCCGAGCAGTCCGCCCGCTGAGTCGGTGAACCACGCGGCGCTGACTCGCGATTTGGTGCCTGCCGAGTCATTCAAGGTTACCGAGTCAAACAAGTGCGAGGCACGAGTCGACAAGTTGGGGCCGCCGAAGCTGTTCTCGGTGAGTTGGTAGCCGAGGCGGTAGATGTGTCCGCCCCCCGATGCGTAGAGCACGGCGTTGTCCATCATCACCGGGCGGACGTAGCTCGCGCCGACGGTTGTCTGCAAGCGCACCGCAGCCGAATTCGGTGTGAGCGCGTCGGTGTTCTGCGTGGTGAGTGCCCACGTCGCGGTATTGGTGAGTATGAGCAGCTCAGTCACCGATACGAGGTGCCGCACCGACTGGGCTTCGCCCGCGCTGATCTCCAAAGCGATGCGGTCAGTGTCGAGCTGCGTGCGTCGAGTTACTAACTCATCGTCGCGCCCGGTCGAGCTGAGCCACACGCCTTGAGGCTTGGCAGTGTTACCGCCAAACGCACCGCGCTGATCGAAAAAGCCCACCGCGCCGGGGTAGTCGAGCTGCAGCTCGGTGTCGATCTCGGGGGCGAGCGTTGCGTAATCCGGCGGAACGTTGCGGTCGAGGAAAGGGGGAGTGCCAACCTCCGAGATGAAGCCGAACAGCTCCGTGCCGTCGGTCTCTTTGTAGACTCGGTAGGCTGCCGCTTCCCCGGTAGTGGTCCACGAAACTTCGTTGTAAGCCTCCGAGTTCGTCAGCAAGTTGAACGTCGAGGCAGACGGTGACGACCGTGCGAACTCGCGGCCGTTCTTATCGACCGCGGTGATGACGTAGCGAGTGTTCGAGTCCGCAGTCGACTCGACCGGGATGAGTGTCCCGCCTCCGCTGGACAACGCCGAGGTCGCGAGCGCGCCGGTCAAGTTCATCATTTCGTCGATGACCTTGCCCGCGGAAGCCACTCGCCCGATGACGTAGAACCCATCGGGCACCGCGAGGCTCCCGATCGCATACACGAGATCGCCTGCGCCTAGCCCCGTGTCAGCTCGAAGCGTGATGGTGCCGAAGGCCCCCGCAGTCGAGGACGCAATGCCGATCTGCGCGCCGCGAGTTGGCACGACAGTGGGCGCGAGGGTTATCGCCGACGCTGCCAGAGGGTTGCGGTAGGCCCACGTGGTGCCGTCTTTGTATAGCTCCAACACCGGATGGTTGCGGTGCGCGAAGCGTATGACCCCCGCGGTCTGAGCGTAGGTCAGCTCAAACAACTCGCTCGCGGTGTAGTTGTTGGGGATCTCTAGCCACGGGGACGGTGCAACCTCCCACTCGGCGGATTGTGGGCCCGCCGCGTCGGCGAACACGTCGACCTTAGCTCGGATGAAGGTGTTAGCGGCGAACGCACCCACCGACGCACGCAGGAACATAACTTGGCCCGCTAGGTATTTGCGCGATGCGGAGACCGTAGGGGTGAACGGAGTGGTAACCCCCGTAGGGGTGATCGAAAGCGTGTAGCCGAACTTCGTTTGCGAGGCGTCGAACTGCGAAGTCGTGAGGGTGCCCGTGGGCTCGACGGTGAAGAACGTCTCGCCTTGGTAGGGGTTGGGGTAGCCGTTCACCCCTCGGGTGACGGGTGCTACACCGCCGCCTGACTCCAACCACTTGAACTGAGTCCCTACAGGCCACCCGTGCGGCGAAGTTAGCGTCACAGTCGAGTAGTCGGCGTCGTAGCCCCCAAAGCCTCCAATGCCGACTCCGAGGGCTGACACGCTCGATAGCGGAAGTGGCCCTACGTAGTCCTCGGGCAGCCCCGCCTCGTGCCAGATGAAGAGCAGCCCGGTGTTGAGTGTGGTGATGTCGACGGGGTCGGCTGCCCCTATCTTGAACTGAAGGCCGTAGGGGCCTTGAGTCCTCGCCTCGTAGACGAACACGCTACTGAGCCCTCCCGGCTCACCGGTGCCACCCACCGACGTGACGCGCACTTCCTCAAGCTCCTCGAAGTTGTGAGGCCGAGTCGTGTAGATGACGTTGTTGACTAAGTCAATGTTGCCGCTGGTCTCTTGGTCGCCGCAGAAAAACACATCATTAGCTCCGCCCTGCACGCTGATCGGCACGCCGTTGCGGAACAAGCGGAACCGCCCCACCTCAACCGAGATGATGTAGTCGTCACCATCATCTCGGAACGCGACTAGCCGAGGCTTGGCCGCTGAGGTCGACAGCACCTCGAAACCGGGGCGTAGCTGCGCGGCACCCGACGCCTTGGTGATCCAGTTACGAGCCTTCGCCGCGCCAAACCGAAACTGTTGAGTGTCCACACGACTGAAGAGTTCGGGGCTGATCTCGCCAGCGTTGAACGAGTTGTGCAGCAGCTTCGTGTTGGTCATCTAGTCCCAAGCGTATTTAGTGGGGGTCGGGTTGGCGTGGCGCAACCGCACCGCCGAGTGCTCGCGCGCTTGGTCGATGAAGTATCGCGCGAGCTGCATTTGAGACTGAGCCAGCGCTGCGCCCTTGTCGCCTTGAGCGAGCGCGGGCGCGATCTCTGAAGCCAGTTGGTGCGCGAGTGCGTTCGTGAAGTGCTGGGTATACCGAGCCGGGTCAGGCGCGATCGTCGAATAGCGCAACGTCACTTCGGATAGGTTGCAGTAAAGCACGTTGCCGAGCACAGTGTGCTCAACGTCGACTACATCGAGCACCGCCGCGATGTCGGGGCCGATGCCGACCACCGCCAAGAAGTTGGAGGGCAGCCTGTAGGCGTACGCCCAGTCTAGCGCCTCGCGCGGGTTGGCAACTGCGGTGAGCGTTTTCGTCTTGCTCGCGAACTCCCACGGGAACGCCTCAAGCAGCGTGCGCACGGCGACCGGGTAGTAGCGGCGGCAGATGGAGGCTGCCGCGGTGGTCTCCGTCAGCGACTCGATCACGCGTGACTCACCTACGTTCTTCAACGCTTGGTTGCAGATGTCGACTTGCGTGCGATCACCAACGTCTTGTGCGACTGCGTCCCAATCCGCGAAGGCGTGGAGCCCAAGCGTGAACTGGTAGTCACCGCTGTAGTGAACTTGATCGTATCCGACGGTCGCGTCGTCCACCGGGCGCGTGACGAAGTAAGGGTCTTCGTCGGCGAGGTCGTCCAGGATGTCGTTGAACACCGCGTTGCTGGCGTAGCCGTCACCGCCCCAGTCGTTGCCAACTGTGAGGGGAACGTGCGGCTGCCACCATGGGATAGAAGAAGCTGGGCCATCCCAGAGCCCTAACTCGACGATCAGCGCGCGAGTCGCTGCAATCAGCGCGCGGATGTTGGCGGCGTATCGGTCGAGCATCCCCGCGAAGAGAATGTCTGACTCCCCTTGAGGGAAGAACACACCGACGATCTTCAACGTGTGACCCGCGGCTAGAGCTGCGCGCTTCGCCATGACGAGAGACTTGGCGGTGCGTGCATAGCAGCCTTCAACCTCAGCGTTCGGCGTCCAATCAAGCATGACGGACGGGTCAAACCACGAGTGCGCCGCTGCGTTCACCGTCAGCAAGTCCGCGGTAGTCGTCTCGCGCCTCGCGAGCGAAGAGCCTCCGACGTTCGTGTGGATGACGTAGACCGACTGCCCGAGCCGCTGGTGCATCGCGAGACCGAGCGATGTGGTGAAGGTCGCGCCCTTGTCGCCGGTGTAGAGCGTGGGCTCAGCACCGAAGTAGGGTTGGTAGACGTAGGGCACCGAGTTGGCGTTGTCAAAGTTCCAGCCGGGCGGCATCGGGTTGCCGCGATCGGGGTGCTCGTCATGCGCGACACCAACCACTGAGGCGGTGAGTGTTGCGTTGCTGATGGGGGCTCCGCCATACGTCGCGGACACGTTGCACGCACCGGTGGCGTAGTTCACGTTCACCGCGTAGAGCACCTGCCCAACACCGAGCAGCCCTCCTGAGATCGGGGCCGTGGTCGTGGTAAGCGCCGCCACGTTGTAGTAGTCGAAGGCCCGAAACCTCAAGCCTTCGTAGACGTGCCCGACCGGGAAGGTGAGGGTTACAGGGGTGCCCGGCGCCGTGGTCGGGTAGTTAGCAGCCACGGGGGTGATTTGGCCGTAGCTCTGCCCGTCCATCGAGCACTCGGGCGTGAAGTATGCAAACTCATCCCAAGGCACGTCGTCGCCGTTGATCGGCTGCGGCTCCACTACGAAGGTGTCGGCCGCTTGCGGCACCGAGGGCATTATCTCGATGGTCTGCAAGTTGAAGTCGTCGGTTGGCGTGTTCGCCACTAGCACGTTGTCATCGAGCGCGAACGCCTGCCCGTTCATCGCGCCGGACGTGAATCTCACTTGCATGCCCGCCATGGTGGTGCCCACCGATTGCGGGATCTGCGCCATCTTGTGCGCCTCCACTGGTGGGGTTCCCGAGTAGACAACCTCAGGCCCGTTGCGCAGCGGCGAGATGTAGAGCCTCGGCGCGTTCACGATGCTGAAGTCGACGCGCGTGATCCAATAATCGGTGGCGGCGGCAATGTCCGTGTGCTGCGCTCCCACGCTAGCGATCCGCACCTTCTGCCCGGCGCGGTGGTATCGGCTCTTTGCTTCGATAGCCACAGGGGTGCCGATCATCACCGCGGGGAACAAGATCGGATACTCGACTGCCTTGTTGTTGCCGACAGTGATCGACGTGCCAAAGAGCTGTTCGAACGCTGAGCCAATATCGTTGAACCCGCCGAAGCGGACATTGCTCGCAACCTGCCGCGTTGTGACGCTGGACCGGCACACCAACGGGAGCTTGAACACCTCGCCTTGTTGCAGTGGCGACTCAAGCGGCTGCGCAAGAATCACCGTGCCGGGCGCAGTGTTCACCCAGCCCGCCGCGATCAAGTGGGTAGTGCCCGTGCTCTCGCGCGTGAGCGTCAACCCCGCGGGGTCAGCTTGAAACGCGCACATAAGGCTCAGCCGCGTGCGGCTGTTCACCGCTTGGTAGTCTTGAGCCGCTGCGTAGCCGGGATAGGCGCGCGTGATGTGGCCGTTATACGCGAGGGGTCCTACACCCACGTTCTGCAGCTCGTAGTAGGAGGCGGTCGGGTTGTAAGGCGTGAGCCTCATCACCGCGGTCGACGCGCGCCCGCGCAACCGCATATTCGTATACTTCGCAGGCCAGACGCCCGGCAGCGTGAACGTGTCCTGAGTGAACGCGCGGCTTGCTAGCGCGGTGCGAGGAAACACCGCGGGGTTCCGCGGTGAAGTCTCGGGCGTTCGGTCTTCGAACTTTGAAAGCTCGCTGACCTTCAGGCCTTGGGATTGGCCACCGCACAAGATTGCGTATTGCTCAGGCATGGGATTATGCCGCGCGCAGTTTCCCGCGCGCGGCTGATCGGGCTAGCTGATGCCCCAGTCGACCGAGGACGGGTAGATCCCGTCCACGTATGAGCCGAGGGCGGGCCTTGGGCCACGCACCGACGACTGACCTACCAAGATTGCCTCGATAGAGCCCGTTGTCGTGCTCGCCGCTGAGTGCCGGATGGAGTAGGCAACGCGCAAGAAGCGCTTGCCGAGTGACCGGCTGATCACGAGCGCGTCAGCGTTGAGCGCGCCCCCTTGAGGCGAAGTCAAGGGGAGCGAGAACGTCGAGCCAAGCGCGAGGCTGTTGGCAAAGCCAAGAGCCAAGGTTGCCACGTTGTTCGAGATCGGGTGACTTGACGGGAGGTAAGTCGCCGACGTGTTTGCCGGAAGCGGGGGGTCTGCGGTGTCGATGAACACGACCGCTTGAAACGAAGCGTTCGCGTCGGCTGCGTTGAGGAAAGCCGTCGTCACCCTGAATTGGATGTAGACGGGTTCACCCGGCGCGATGTCCCGCGACGTCGTGACCCCGAGCGCATCCGTGTAGACTCCGAGATCCATCCAGTTGTCGCTGGAGATGTTGCTGATGCCTACACCCCCGCTCGTGTAAGAGAGGGCTTGAGCGTCTGAAAACAGTCCTAGAGAGTCGCGGATCATGAGGCTCCTTACGGGGTGACGATGATCGAAGTCGCGTAGAACTTATTCCCGCCCTTCTGGTTGCCGTGAACGATGTGCGCGTCAAGCGTCGCGTTCGCGAGAGTCGTGCCGCCAACGGCTGACACCGCCGCGCCGAGGTAGCGGTCAAGCGTGCTGTTCTTGGCCTTCGAGTCGAGTTGAATCCGCATGACGATCTCCTTGCCGGCAACCATGGTTGCGACCGGGATAGCGTCTGAGCGGACCAAGATCCGGGGCGAAGTGAGCGCCGAACTCGCCGAGGTGATGATCTCGAACGTAACCGTAGTTACGCCCGTGAACGTTGCCCCGCCGACGTTGGTGAACACCATATAGAGGGGCTCGCCCTCGCTGATGTCGCGCGGTAGCGATGCGCCCGCCGCGATGTTTGCGCCGCCCGTCGGGCTGGTCATCGCGCTGAGCGCGACGCTGCCGATGTCGACCGTGTTGTTCGACACGGTGCGCGCACCGGCTGCGGTGGTCAGCACCTGCGCGGTCATTACTTGAAGGTTGATGTCTGAGATCATTTGAGTGCTCCGTTGTGGAAGCAGCAGCCCTAGGGCTGCTGCGGACTAGACGACGCGCGTCTCGTTGACGGCGAGGGTGTCGCAACGGCGAATCGGAATGCCGAGACACGTGAGGTAGTTCGTCGGCGAACCGAACTGAGTCAACCCCGACTGCAGAGCCAAAGCGGTCTGGCTCTTCTCCATCGCGATGCGGCTCAAAGCGCTGTGCGCGAGGCGGTTCACGTAGAACGCCGGGCGGCACATGTTGAGGTTCGGCACGCGGTAGACCGCCTTAACCATCTGGTGAAGGATGTTGTTCAGGTCGGTCGGGGATTGGAAGCCTCCGAGTGTGTTCGCGTCGCCTGCGTCGAGGTTTGCGATGCGGACGACGTAGCGCCAATCCTGCACGACCATGCCGTGGTGCCACTGATACAGGTCCACAAACGCCTGCATGCGGTTGGCTGCAACGCCACCTGCGCCGTAGACCGTTTGCTCGCCGAGGTTTTGGTGAATCAAGCCCGCTTGCGAACCCTCAGGGAACGTGCAGTAGACGGTTTCGTCACCCCAGCCCACGAGCCACACGGACATGTTATCCGTCTGCCCACCCAAGCTGCCGCCAAGCAAAACGTTTTGCGAGTTGGCTGCGCCGGACGCCACACCGAAGCGGTCGGACAAGCCGAGGTAGCTCGCGGGTTGCGTGGTCGTGTTGCCGTAAAACATGGTGCGCGCTTGGGTCTGACCCATCGACTCCATGTGACTGAGAGCTGCGCTCATCCGGAACTTGCCAACGTCACCGCTCAGCCGTGCGAGGACACAGTCGGTCTCGGAGCGTGCTTCGAGCATGCCGATGCCTTCATCGACTTGCGCAGTGGTTTGCTTGCTCGGCGGGATGCCTTGGTTGATCTGGCGCCAGTAGACGGCGGGTAGACCGGTGGCGATCGTGACGCGGTGATGCGTCTTGCCGTTGGCTTGCTTGAAAACGCAGTCTTCAAGGATCTCGTTCGTCTGCGACAGAACGTTAGTGATGACGGCGAGCTTGCCGTCTGGATCGAACAGCTTGGCCCAGTCGGCCAAGGTCAAGTTGGTGCTGCTAAGAAGTGCCATGACTAACTACTCACTCTTGTTGGTTCGGATACATGATCGAGGCCGCGTGTGCCGTGTTTTGGAACACGTCCCCGGTGATCGGCTTAGGCCCGGGCTTCCCGTTGACGCCCGGAGTAACTGCCTTCGCTTCACTGATCGCCGCGCCGATCTTCACTAGGAAGCGGAACATCCGAGGCTCTTTGCCCAACGGAAGCTCACCGGCGTTGAGTAGGTCTTGCAGCCCTTCGTCGCCGAAGGCTTTGACGGCTTTGTCCGCGATGGCCATGTTCTCGGGCAGCTTCGAGCCACCGAGCACAAGGTCATCCGCGATCTCTTTGGCCCAGCCCTCGCGCGTCTCTTTCAGCATCGCGGTGTTCGCTGCATCCATCGAAGGAGCAACGGACTCCAAGAGCTTCTGCACTTGGTCTGAGGTGAGGTTGAGTTCGCGCGCGGTCTCGCTGAGCTTGGCGATGGATCCTTCATCGAGCGACATGGTCTCAGGCACGTCGAACTTGAAGGCTTCCAGCTCAGCGGGGTCGGCAGATGGCTCTTTACCACCGTCTTTCGGATCGACTGGATCAGGCGTCGGCTTGGCCGATGCATCTGCATCGGGGAGCGTCAAGGTGATCTTCGTATCCGCGGTCTGCGGTTCCTGAGAATTGCCTGCGGCTGGTGCCGCGGGCGCTACAACTGGCTCGACTGTTTGTGGAATTGTCACAGTAGATCGCTGATGTGGGCTAGGTAGCGGGCCTCGTCAGCGCGACGGGCCGCTTGATGCGCTTCAACTGCCACCGAGCGGCGGCCGACGTTGAAACTCATCTGTGAGTTATTGGTGTGAAACTGCTCGGCCATGAGGCCCGCAGTTTGCGAGAGCCACTGAAGGACCCGACGGCCATGCGGCTGGCCGATCAGCCAGCGCATCGCTTCGTCGATCGCTTGGGGCGAGTCGTCTTCAGGGGGCACCATTCCCCGGAACCTACACCTGCCGCCGGGGGCTTATGTGCCCCCTAGCCCGCCACGATAGCCGTGAACACCACGCGGGCAGCCCATGAGGCGAGCACGCTGCTGAACATCTGCACTTCAGCCGCGGTTAGGTTTGAGAGCTGCGCTCGGATGTGTAGTGCTTCTTTTGCGGCGCCTTCCGGGTCGATGAGTGCCCGCGCGGCTACCGTCACTGCGTCCGCCGCTACATGCGCAAGCAACGTCCGCTTGTCGGGGTCGACGAAAACAGTTTCAAGCTGCGCGATCAGATCCTTGGTGTCGATCACTTGACCCCCTCCGCAGCAGCGAGGCGCATGCGCCACGTCTCAACCGTCAGCAAGCGGCGGTCCTTCTCCAACTGCGAGAGCCTGCCGTCGGCAAGCACGTATGCTTGATACTCAGGAGCCACAGCGTTGAACGTGTCACGGTCCGCGAGGGCGTAGGCGCTGCTCGGGGCAGTGCATGACGCGAGCAAGAGCCCGCCTAGTAGTAGGAGCTTTTTCATTGGGTCAAGGGGGCTGCGGTTAGCGCAGCTCGGGTTTCGCGCAGCAGTTCATGCATCCGAGTCTCGCGGTCGCGGCCGTCGGCCAACAGCACCGCCGTGTGAGCTTGGAACACCGCCATGCCTTCCTTCACGTCGGTGCTCGCTATGCGGATGGTTTGAGCAAACTGCGAGGTGATCTCTTTCAAGGCTTCGTTCTCCGCGAGCTTCTGATCCTTCAGATGCTTGAGGAACATCCAACACATCGAGAGGGCGGCGGCGACACCGCCGCTACCCGCCAACTCGACCCATGGAAACACCGTCGCGGGTTCGGTCACGTTTAGTATCCCGTGAATTGGTTGATGAGTTCAGGCGCGTCTCGCGACGCGGCAGCTACGTCGCGAGTGGCTTTGGCTTGCACCGCCGCTGCCTCGGACTGAGCTTGCATCGCTTGGGCTTCATTGCGCGCTTGGCGTAGCTGAGCCACAACGTCAGGGTCCTTCAGGTTATCCGGTTCGATCGCCAGCATGTTCGCGTAGTCACGTGCCACGTTGTCGGCGTCGACCACGTCGAGCATCTCGGGGAAGGCTGCCGAGCCCGCCGCAATCATGCCTAGGAATCGTTCAAGGGTGACAACGCCACTCGCTTGTTGCAACTGCTGCAGCATCGAGACGAACTCGACTTGCAACGGCACACCTTCAAGCTCAGTTGGCAGCGGTGGCAGTAGCTCTGCTTCGTCCATGTAGTCGAACACGCGTTCGATGAACGGCCGCAGCATCTCATTGTGCAACCGCTCCAACGCCGGGCCGAGCATGAGCATCTTCTCTTCGTGCATCTCGTCAACTTCCGTCGCGGTCTTCGCGCGGCGGCTGTTCATGACGAGCAAGAACAAGTCGTTGTAGCACGCGCGTTGGATCTGCTCTTGCGTGCGGTCGATCTGGTCGCTCAACGCGTTCACGTCGAGGTTGACGTTGAACAAGTTCTCGATCTTCTGGTTGCCGCCGTTCGGAACTGCGGTGTAGCCGCCGGGGCGCTGTTTGATCTCACGCTGCGTCAGCCCCGCGGGGCCTTGCATCGGGGGTTCAACGCCAAACGCGACAGCCTTGCCCATGGCGTACTGCATCTTCTGCAGACGCTGTGCGTGCGGCACGGCTTCATGGCCCGGGCCGTAACCCCACGCGTTCAAGTCCGTCACCGACCAACGCGGCACGAGGTAGGGGAACAGCTTGTAGCCGCCCTCGCGCAGAACTCCGCGTGTGGTGTGGTCTCTCCGCTCACCGCGGAGGAAGTAGACCGAGCGGAACGGCATGTTGTTCTGATCGGACAAACTCTGCACTCGATCCTCGCGCGGCTCGACGGCGTGGATCACCGTGTGCAGCGTCTCAAGCTGACCGTTCTTGATCTGCGCCTGCATCTCGGGCGTCAGGGTCTCTAAACCAAACTCAGACTGTAGCTGAGCATTGGTCATCTCGAACTCGCGGTAGACGGTGTTCACCGCCCCGTAGGGGTCCGTGCTCAAGAAATACTGGCCCACCGTGAGCACGTGCATGTGCAGCACGTTGTCGAAGTTGCGCTCAAGCAGCGCGCACGCGGTGCCGTAGGCGCTCACTTCCTCGTAGACGTTGTGCATCGCTTGGTATGCATTCGACCGCGAGAGGACAAAGCGCATGCGCCGCGCTGCCTCAGCGTAGAAGGTGCGCACCGAGTAGAGTTCCGCGAGTGCGGGATCTGGGCAAGCGAGCCGAAACCAATTGCGCGCAGGTGAAGAACCGCCGCCCATGAGGAACGCGCCCATGCCGCGAATCGCGCGGTAGCCGGTCGAGTCGACGACAGCTCGGTCGGGCTCGACGGTCTTGTTCGCTCGGCTCTTCGGGTTGAACCTGCCTCGCCACGGGCAGAGTTGGTGCGTGATATCTTCGTGGCCCGGGCGCTGATCGGAATACTCCGACTTCAACCGCGTGTGGCGGTCAAGCAACCGTTGGAGCAACAGCTCCTCCGACGAGCGAGTACCCGCCTTCTTGGCTTCAGCGATGGTCATTAACCGAGCACACGAGACGTGCCCGCGTTGGGGGTGGTGGTGGAATCGAGCGCGGTCGGGGTGGTGGGTGACCTGACGGAGATCGAGTTCGCGATTGCGATCTGCCTCCCCCGACGGCGCTGAGCTTCACGCCCTTGCGACCGCGCGGCGGTGGCTGACTGCTGGCTCATCGCTTGGTTCTGGGCAGCCGCTTGGCGGTTGCGACCCTTGCGCGCTTGCTTCGACTGCGACTCACCTGAGTAGATGCCGTAGGCCGCGCCGACGATCGCGGCTGCTGCTGTTGCGAATACCATTAGATTGACTCCGAATAGTTGTGATCGCGTAACCGGAAGCGGCGCGACTTCTCAGCAATAGTCTGCATCGCTGAGTCCGGCGCTGCGTGCCAAATGAGTTCGCTCGCACCGAGGGCCCGGGCCGACTCGCGCAGCAGGGTGGACATGTTCGACATCGCCGAGCTGCCTCGGTGGCTGGAGCTGACAAACGCCACGTCGACCTGCGCGTAGCTGAGCTGGTAGTGCAAGTGACGCTCAACGAAGATAGCCAGCAGATACCCGATGAGCGGTGCCCCCTTGGTCAGCCCGTCGCGCGCACCGAACGCCAGCAGCATGCCTAGGTTCTCAAGCGCGCGGTATTGCTTCCAGTCCGGGTCGACTTGGTAAGTGTCCCCGCTGCGGATCTCGTCGAAGTGCTGTTGGAACAGCGGCCCGCCTTCGGCTTCTAACTCAGCCACCGACAGCGAGGCCACATGCGCGATGGTCGAGATCATTCCCGGCATCGTGCCCGACCGGCGAGGGCGTTATGTGCCCCCTACGCCCAGGGGTTCCACGCTTCAGGCTCGTCGTTGCTGGCGTTCCCTAAGTTGGGGATCCGGCGGCGCAACTCACTCTCAAGCGTGGGGGCGGCCACCGGGGACGCGAATGTGAGCGCTAGCGCGTCCGCCTTGTCCGGCGACATCTCGGGGATGCGCGTCAAGATGTCGTCCTTCGACTCAAGTTTGATACGCCCCCTTGGGTCGAACGTGTAGGTCGGAGCGCACAACTCTTGCTTGAGCCCGAGGTCATCTGGCAGCACCCCGCCCGCGCGCAGCCAATCACGGGTCTCGGCCCACATCTCCGACCGGCGGTTGAAGTAAAGCTCGGACTTGTGCGCCTTGCCTCCGAATGGCACCTCGATCACTGGGTAGCCGAGTTGGCGCAGCCGGTCTACCACGCCTGCGCCTTGGCCAATGTCGATGAACACCGCCGCCGGGTTGTGCTTGTTGATCTCCAACGCGACCGCGGACGCCACTTCCATGTTGTCGGCGTCGTTGATGATAATCGGCGGGTAGGCAACAACCCCCTGCCGCCTGACGATCACAGTGCGGTCGTCACCGAAGCGGGCGGGATCAACGCCAAGGATGACCGGCGCGCCGAACGCCATCTCAAGAGTTGCCACACGCTGCGAAGCGAGTTGCACGTCGGCGAACGAAATAAGCTGATCCTCGGCGCCCGCCTCGAAGTCGCAAAGGAACTCGCGCGCGAATGCCTTCTCAGACATCGAGCCGCGGATCTCTTCAATCTTGGCGGGGGTGAAGATGCCAACGTCGTAGATCGTCCACCGATGCGAAGACCACTTCGGGTTTGCGCCACGCAAGCCTTTGTAGAACAGCTCGCTGAATAGGTCGACGCCCTTGGGTGTGCCGATGAACAGCACCGGCGCATCACGGTCTTGGCACGCGGGCATCACTACCTCACTCCAAACGTCGCTCTTCATCTGAGCAACTTCGTCCATGACGACGCGGTCGAAGCGGAAGCCACGAAGCGAGTCGGGGTCGTCAGACCCGAACAGCTTGATGATTGCGCCGTTCCAAAACGTGACAGACAGCTCGCTCTCGCTGATGGTCACGTGCCCGGTGACGATTAAGTGCCGCAGCGTTGACTTGAGTTCGGCCCACGCGATCTGTTTCGCTTGTGTGCGCAGCGGCGCGATGTAGGCGAACAAGCCACGATCGAGGGTGAACCTCATCGCGGCGTCGGCTAGGTCCATCAACGCGGCCTTGGTCTTGCCCGCGCGTCGACACACTGCGAGCACCGCGTAGTGCGTGCGTGTCCGGTGGAACACGTCCTGCCAATTGCGCGGCTTGTAGTTGAGGCTCAACTGCATTGGGTGCTCAGACTCAATTAACGCTTTTGCATGCCCCAGGGCTCAAGGGGCAGCTCAACCACGGGCTCAACCACGGACTCAACCGCTAAGTCCAGGTTGGCAAACTCAGGCTTCTGCTTCAGGATTCGCATCACTGCCTCAGCGTCCAGCTCGGAGCGGAACAACACCGCAAAGTCAACGTCACCCCACGTCAACCCCTCCTTGCCCCCGCACCAAAACGAGGGCGCGCTGTCGTGGCGCTTCATCCGGATCAGCCAAGTCGGGGGCGGGTTAGTATCCGGTGTCTGCATCTGGGGATACTACCAAGGGCGCGACTTCCGCGCTGCAATGCTTGTGCGCCTCACACCACTTGGCGCCCGTTGGACTCACCCACGCGGCGAGCTGACCGCACGGCCTCAAGGTCCTGATGCGGTATTGGCAGATGAACGGGACCGCGTCGAGTAGGTCAGTCAGCAAGCTGCGGATAGGCTGGTCGAGCGCGTAGCTATTCTGCGGGCCATTGCCGACGGGTCCGCGAGGGTTGGCCGGACGCCTACCTCCGCGTCCCCGGCGATGATTCACGAGCCGAAGACAAGCTCAAGCATGGGCGAGACCGTGACGCCTGCGGGCACGCGAGCGTCAGCCACGAGGAGCTGCATCCACATGCGCAGCCCGGCGAGCTGAGGTAGCAGCGTGATGTCGAAGCGCACCCGCCCCGCGTCTTGCGTGAGCCACGGCACCGAGCCCGGAATGATCACGTAGTCAGGCGGCACCATCAACATACCACCGCCGCCGTTTGGGATCAGCGAAGGGGCGGGCGGTGGCTGCAGCGTGGCAAGTAGCGCGGTGCGCGAGTTAGGAAACCCCGCTGACGGGCGAGTCGTCCAGCCAACGGTGAACGGGCGGCCGACTACCGGGAGCGACGCGGGCGGGACCACGAGGGGCAGTCCACCGCCGACGTTAGCCAGCGAGGTGGGGTAGCGGATTGTCGCGCGTGCTTTGGCAGTAGTCACCGCGTCTTCGAGCATCGCCGCACTCGGCGACTCGATGAAGCTCGTCGTTGGGTTGGCGGTGACCGTATCGAAGTAGCTCGGTGCTTGCCTAGGCACGGGCTCCGGGTGGTCGAGCACTAGCGCACAAGCCACCGTCAGCCCAGCCCAAAACAACAACGCGAATGCAACGGCGGCACGCCTCACCCCAGCACCTCGCACAGCAAGCGCATGACCGTGTCAAACGCCTCGCGCACCTCGATGCTCTCGTCACTCGTGGTCGTCTGCACATACGTGACATCGTCACCGCACATGACAGCGACGACGAACGCGGCGCTGACGATGAGTGGCGAGCCATCCACCGCGCGGCGCAGTTTGATATAGCCGTGTGGCGTGCCTTGGGTGGGGACGATGAGGCCGCTCGGCATGGTTGCGTGGTTCTTCATGCGATCAATCTAACCTGAAGACAACCTCAACGCGAGCGGCGGGAGCGTCAGCACTCGGCCCGTCGAGCACCAACAACCACTCGTCACCCGCAGCGAATGACACTTCAGGGGACCACGCCCCCACTGTGACCACCGGGCCAACTACTTGAGTGAGTAGTGCGTAACCAACCCCCAGCGCCCCAACACTTACCCCGGTGAAACCTATCTGCTGGGACACAGCCGCCACGCCGACGCCAAGCAAGCCCAGCGCGGCACTGGTGAACTCCGTGCCTTGACCCAGCGTAGCGGCACCAACACCGAGTAGCCCCAGCGCGGTGCCTTGTGAGGTTATCTCTTGGGCGAGCGCAGCCGAGCCCACGCCAAGCAAGCCCACCGCCGCCGCGCTCGCGTCGATTGACTGCGCTACAGATGCAGCGCCAACGCCGAGCAAGCCTACTGCGGTGCCTACTGCGTCCGTCGACTGCGATACGCTCGCGCTCGCGGCACCGAGCAGGCCAACAGCGGTGCCGGTTGCGTCAATCGACTGCGTTGCAGATGCAGCGCCAACGCCAAGAAGGCCGACTGCAGATCCGGTTGCGTTGATCGACTGCGTTGCGGTTGCAGAGCCGGTGCCGAGCAAGCCAACGCCAGCACCTGTTGCTGTAGTCGTCTGCGTGCCGACGGCGGCGCCGACGCCGAGAAGGCCAACCGCAGCGCCGGTTGCATCAACGCCAGCCGACACCACCTCAAACGCGCCAGCATCCTCGGTAGCCCCCCGTGTCGCGCCGAGGATGTCCGTCGTCGGCATCGTGCCAGAGGCCACGAAGTCGATCGCTATGTTGTTGGCGTGATCGACTAGCGAGAAGTCCTCTGTCCCAATGTTGGTAAACCCAACCTCGCCGGACCCGGGCGTGCCAGTGACCCATGTGGCACTCGCTGAGAGACCGGTGACCGTGTCCCATGTTGCGTTGTGCGCAGTGCTGGATTCCCCAACGATGTTGTAGGTGCTGGTTGATGCCCGAGTGCCCGTAGTCGCTCCGAACGTCAGCGACTCGTAGCTGCCATGGCCTTCCATCAGGCACCCGGTCGCAATAAGCACTAGGTCACTCAACGGACTGGCCAGAACGGCAAGGATGCTTGAGTCGTATAAGGTGCAGCCAGCCATCGTCACGTCACAAAGGACGTCTACGTATGCGGCCCACGAGTTGGGGTTTACCGCCGCTCGCACATCAGAGAACACACAGTTCTCGGCGGTGATCGTCTGCCTTCCACTTGGGTAGTCAGATTCCGTGCCGATCGCTGCTGAAGCATAACCGTTTATGTCGCGGAACATGCATCGAGCTGCATGCATGTCTGTTTGAACGTTTCCCTCTCCCCAGATGGGCCGATCGAAAAGCCCCCCAATGCCGGGGCCGTTAAACACAATATCGGAGACCGTGAGGTTGTTGTTGACCGACACCTTGATCATGATGCCTGACACCGTGTATCGAGCACCCGCGGCCCAGTCCCCGTCTTGCGCGTCCTCTGCTCCGATCTCGATCAGTACGCCGGAGGTCCACCCCGACAATGTGACTTGGCCCGTATGTAATTCGCTCTCCAGCTCTGCCCGCTCGGTGTCGCCGCTACTGCTCGCCGTCTGTCGGGCACTCTCCCATGCCCCGAGGTTTGCGTAGTCGCCTGTGGAGCCAATGGTATGGGTAGTGGTGACCAAGGCTAATCCTCCGTCTCAACAAGCTCGCCTGAATCTCTCCCTTGGCGAGTAACCATCTCAATGATCTTGGCCTTCGTCACGCCGTCCTTGAGTGCAAGCACACCCAAGAACTGCGCCCCTGTGGCGAGCACGCGCCCGGTGTTACGCAGCGAGCGCCTAGCAGCAGTCGGCAGCGCCGCAGGATTGATCTTGGAGATCTTCGGCAGGCGTTTCAAACGTCGTGGAACGACAGCAAGCGAGAGCGCCTCAGCGATCTTGACGCCGAGCGCATTCTTGAACTGCGCGATCGTGGTGTTGTCAATGTCGACGATGTTGAAGTCGGGCCGCTCGCCTCCTGCCATCTCTGCGGAGGTCAGCGCACGCCCGCGCAAGGTCGAGTAGTCGCATGGACCATCCCACCCGGCGCCCGTCACGATCTTGCGGCCGGGATGCTGCCCGTCATCAAGGATCGTAACGATGTCGCCGAGTTGTGTGCCCTCCGCACTGGGGCGGTTGGGGCCGGTCCATACGAGGATCTGGACCACTACGACTCCGGTTGCGTGTAGGTGAACGTCGAGCACGACACCGGCAAACCGCTCGTGATGTTGGCGTTCGCGTCTGCGCTGACGACGAGGATCTCAGCATCGCCGCCGGTTGATCCTGCGACGGAGAATTGCAGAACCGCGCCGTTGGTGACGCTCACCGCACGCGCGAACGTCGCGATGCCGGTTGCGTCTGCTGACGAGTCTTCGGTGATCGCGCTCGCTGTTGCGGTTGCCCCCGGCGTTGCGTCTGCCGCAGCTCCGAACGCCGTCGCGCTGAATGTCAGCGTCGCGAGCAGTGTGTTGCCGCTGAGTGAGGCGTCGACGTTGGCTGGTGGTGTGCCGCTGTAGAGCAGCAAGGTGCCTGTGCCGCCCACGTCGATTGCGTCGACTGCTGCATTACACTGGGTGATCGCGATCGCGTTGGTAACTGATGCCATGGGTCTATGATGTCGATACGGTAAAGGTGCTAACCTCAGTCAGCGGAAAGGTCGAGCTGCGCTTGAACAGCCGTAGGGTCCAATTGCCGGGGATGTTGGTGGTGATGAAGGACACCGCCACGCTTTCGATTGTGCGCGCTGAGGCTACCGGGACTGCGGGCGTTGATGCGCCCATCGAAGCCCCTCCCCCAAAAGTAAGCGCTAACTCTTCTACTGACCCCACTGCAGACGCTTCAAGCACCGCGGACACTCGCACTACGATCGCTGCCACCGTCGCAACTACCGCATCGGTGGCGTCAGACGCGGCATCCGCAGCCTCTAGCGCCTGACGTGCATCACGCTTGAGCTTGCGCAGACGCTCGGGCAGCTTCGGGCCGATGCCTTGAGTCACCCGAACACCGCCAATAAGTCAGGGGGTGGCTCGTCAAGGGGTGGCGGCTCGACTTGAGGCACGCCGGTCACGATCGTGATGGGTTGGTTTGGCACGCCTGCATGGTCAACGCGTGAGCGGTCACCGTAGCGCACGTGCGCCCACTTCGAGAGAAGCTGCAGCCGGACGTGGGCGCGAGCCTTGTCGCGCACTACGTCGTAGGTCTTGTGCTCGTGCGTGCCGTCGATGATGTCGATCGTTTCCTCAGCCAAGCACTCGTAACCACAGGCGCGCGCGTGCGCGAAGCGTGCCTTTAGCTCAGCATCCGCGTCCGCTTCCCACGTGTAGAGCGTGGTGAAGGCAATACCAAAGTCCCGCGCAAACACGCGCAGCATGCCCCCCGCACCGAGGTGCGAGATCAACGCGTCAAGGATGAATGCCTTGGCTTCCGGTGTGTAGCTCATTCGATTCGCAACTGCGTGTTCCGCCGAGCATACCTCAGGATCGCCCTCACCGTCCAAAAGTTGCGGGTGTGCCCATGCTTGCAAGGCTTCTGGCACCCCTTCCTGAAGCAGTAGCCCGCCACCTGCCCCATCGTCCACCGCCGCAGCTCGTAGGCATCCCGCATCGCCTTCACCTCGAAGTCGGTAATCCGAATGCGGTGGTGGTCATCACCTATGGGCCTACCGGTGTCAGCGGATCGTTTCACCGGGGGGAAAGTCTAACCCGAACATCTCAAGAAGCGAGACCATACGCAGCAGCACCCGAGCGTCAAGCGTTGCCAGCCACCGAGTATCGCCGTTGCGACGATGCACAACCACCGGATGCCGGGCCTCCCCTGCGTCCCTCACCGCCTGCCGCATCGCCGTTCGAAGGTTGAGAGCCTCAACCCGCTTCACCTCAAAGTGAAGCGTGCTAGGACCACCGACGACATCCGCCTGCTCCAAGCCAGATCGCTGCTGCCCACGGGCTGCTTCGATCCAACCTGACTCAACCAACAGATGCCGGAATTCTCGTTCACCGACCGCTCCTTTCATTCTGCTGTTCTTCCGCGGCTTACTCAACTTTTCATCCCCTCGTGAGTGAGTGTTGACGCTCTGGGGGGAGACTCCGTCTCTCCCTCCACGCACTTCACACACACTCTCTCTTCTATAGGGGTTACCCGTCTATTCCCACTGACCCCCCACTCGTGCTTAGTGCTTGCAGCGTAAGGAGTTGCGAGAAAGGTAAACTGAAGTGTCCCGCTCAAGCGCCCCCACTCACTTTTACCTGTCACTTTGGGCCCCATAAACCACCCCCGAGTCGCCCCTAACCTTGCTTGAGTCGACGGTGAGCTTGCCCGCTTCAACGAGCTTCTTTTCGAGGTAGCGTAATGCGTCAGTCGTGCCCGTGCTCAGGTAACCAAGCTCATGCATGTGCTTGGCCACCTCAGCCCGCAGCGCTCGACCGTTCTCGATCGTGAACATGACGAGCGCGATCTCGGGGGCGTCGCCGGTGGCTGTTCCGACTTCAGCCGGTGGCTTGGGATCGTCGACAGGCAGCGACTCAGCGGCTGAAGGGTCTACCCGGAAGTCGATAGCCGGTGAATGCTCAGGCTCGCCGTCAGGGTCGAAGCCAACTTCCCGGGTCTCGATCGCGAGCCGCATCTCGTCTCGCGCTTGCCAGTTCTTTGCGTTCCGGGGAATCAGGCGGACGAAGCCCTTGCCCGAGATGATGCACTCGAAGTCAGCGGACACAGCTCCCGCTTGCACGCTGCTGCCACGCGCCCCACCGCGCCCGCTCTTGGCCGTGTGGTGCACGAGGGCGACCAAGCAGTTGAACTTGAAACTGAAGCCCTCAGCGAGCTTCATGAGGCCCGACATCGCCTGCGTGTCGTTCTCGTCGAGGTTGCCCGCGTTCGCGATCTGGGTATCGAGCACGATCATCACCGGCCTGATCGCCTCACACTGCGCGTTGAGCCGTGCGATGCCCGCAGCGTCGGTGACATTGCCCGGTCTGACGGTGAGGTAGATCGGCAAGTCTGGCTGACCCGCGCCTAGCCCCACCTCACTGACGAGTTCCTGCGCCAACGTGCGCTTGGCGACGCCGTGATGGTCCTCGCCAACGAGCACGAGCACGGGGCCGTGGATGAACACGCGTTGCCCCCAACACGTCTCAGCCCCGCTCGCGACGGCGGTGATGAGACTCAGGATTACTTGGCTCTTGCCGTGCTTCGGCTTGCCGTAGAACTGCACGACTCCGGTAGCAGGCACCAAGCCATTGACCATGAACGTAATTGCTCCACCGAACTTGATGCGGAACGGGCCGGGCTGAAGGAAGCCTAGGTCGTCTTCCTCAACTTCCTCAGCCTCGCCAAATAGGTCGCTCAGCACCTTCTCAATCACGAAGTTGGGCCGCTCTTCGTGGGTGACCGCCGTAGCCTTCTTCACGCGATTGGCTACCCAGTCCTCAATGCCGTACTTCGCCGATTCAACGCTGCACTCGACCGTTCCGGCGCCCCAAGTGCCCGTGAACTCGGACAGCATGAACTCAAGCGTTCGGTGGCCGTCGCGGTTGAAGAGCTTGAGCACTTTGTGAACGAGTGCGAAGTAGGCTTCGCTCGCGCTCTCGTAGTGCTGCGTGCCGTCAAGGTCGCGGATGCTGGTCCACTTGCCTATGCGCAGATTGGCAACGTCCTCACCCATCGCATCGAGCTGCTTGGCGACCGCGGTGAACTCCGGCTTGTCGTCCTTCCAGCTTGGCTCAAGCACCTTCTTGTTCTCATCCACCTCACGCCCACCGCCGGGCGGGTAAGCACCGCGCAGCCAGTTCAAGCTATCGTGCTCGGTGATGCGATCGGGCACGCGCTCGTAGAGATCCCCGGTGATCGCGACATACCCCGCCTTGTTGCCGCCGATGACCTGGATCTGCGGTTGCTTCAGTGCGTCGCCGTTCTTGCCGTCAACGTAGTGCTTCGTGCTCGGGTAGTCGGCGTTTTCACCGCCGACCCAAAGGAAGACGTGGAGACCTTCCCCACTCGCGCTGCGCTCGGTGTAGCTCGTGTAGTGGTCGACGATCTGCTGCGCCCAGCCCTTCAGCTTGCGCTCGGGGTCGAAGCAACTATCGAGGTCGATGCACACGAGGCAGTATCCCGCGCGCTCCACACCCTCGAAGAAGCTGAAGCCGAGATGCACGGCTTGCGGGTTGTCTTGCAGCTTTTGGTAAGCCGCGTCGTAGCTCATCCAGTGCGCGGGGTCCTGCGCCGCTGTGCCGGGAATCGGCTTCTTGGTCTGGTCGGCAACGATCCAGCGCTTGAGCATCATCAACTCAGCCGGTGGATACTTGTGGTCTTGGTCTGTCATAGCTAACGTGGTCCTTCCGGGTTGCTCACCCGGCTTGCTTTGGTCTCCTCAGTTGGTGCGGCCCGCTTCGGCGGGCCGTTCCTTTTACTCGGGCCAAGGCCACTAGCTAGCCGCTAGATGTAGGGGGGTTGATATTATTCACCCACCGGTTACCTTCTTCACCATGAGCAACGCCGAGCGAGGCCCTGAGTGGTGGAACGAGCGCATCGACTACGATGTCAATGGCGGCTGCCACTTGTGGAACAAGTACCAATCACACGACGGCTACGGGAGCTTCCATGCCACCCTGGCCGGGGTAGAAGTGACGATACTAGCCCACCGGGCCAACTTCATGGACTACCACAGGCGGCCCATCGCTGCGGGTAAACAGCTCGACCACTTGTGTCGCGTGCGCTGTTGTGTCAACCCTCGACACCTTGAGGAAGTCTCGCCTTTGGAGAACGTGCGCCGGGGAGACGTTTACCTAGGTAGTGGTATGTGCAGAGCGGGGCTACATCCGATGGTGGCCGGGAACCTCACCTACAATAGGGGAGGGGGTAGGCAGTGCATCGCTTGCACCAAAGCGAAGGCGAAAGCCTACCGCGAAGCAAACCGCGAGGAGATCGAAGCGAGGATGAAAGCCTACCGCGAAGCAAACCACGAGGAGATCACAGCTCAGGCGAAAGCCTACCGCGAAGCAAACCACGAGGAGATCAAAGCGCAGAAGAAAGCCTACCGCGAAGCAAACCCCGAGGAGATCAAAGCGAGGATGAAAGCCTACCGCGAAGCAAACCGCGAGGAGCTCATAGCTCGGGTGAAAGCCTACCGCGAAGCAAACCCCGAGGAGATCAAAGCGAGGATGAAAGCCTACCGCGAAGCAAACCACGAGGAGATCAAAGCGCAGAAGAAAGCCTACCGCGAAGCAAACCGCGAGGAGCTCATAGCTCGGGATAAAGCCTACCGCGAAGCAAACCACGAGGAGATCAAAGCTCGGAAGAAAGCCCGCCGAGCGAGGGCAAAGTGAACCTATACCCCCACCAAGCCACCGCGTTGCCTTGGCTGATGGCGCGCCACCGTGCCGGGTTCTTTGACGACCAAGGTCTCGGCAAGACCATCTCCGCGCTCGTCGCCGGTGACATGATCGCGCGCGCTATCGTCGTCGTGTGCCCGACCGTCGTGCTCTACAACTGGGCGCGCGAAGCTGAGGTCTGGACCAACCGCAAGGTGGCGGTGCTTGCGGCGGGACGTGACAAGTATGCCCCCGACACCGACTTGATTGTCACTACGCACGGGATGCTGCTCAGCGCCAACATCATGGCGCAGCTCGAAGCGTTCGCGCCTGATCTGCTCATCGGTGATGAAGTTCACATGCTGCGCGGGCGTGCGGGTAAGAAGGCCGATGCGTTCTTCGGTGAGCTTGTGCCGCCCGCGCAATACGTTTGGGCGCTGACGGGCACGCCGATGCCATCGTGGCCTACGGACATGTGGCGCATGCTCAGCGGGTTGTGGCCCGACGAGTTCCCCGAGGACTTCGACAGCTTCCGCGAACGCTACTGCATCCTCGTGCCGAGCAACTACGGCGACGGCGTCCGTATCGTTGGGACGCGCAACCTCACCGACCTACGCGCTCGCATGGCGGGCAAGATGCTGCGCCGTCTGAAGAGTGAGGAGCTTGACTTGCCGCCGCTGCGGCATGAGGAGATCACGTTGCACGCGCGGCTGCCGCACGAGATGCTCAACCTTGACGGTGTGCTGACCACCGAAGCGGTCGAGCAGTTGGCGGCTGCCACGTCGATCGAGCAAGCGTTCCGCGTGCTGCTCGACGACACCGACTTAGCTAGCTACCGCCGCCGCTGCGGTGAGATGAAAGCGCCGCTAGTAGCTGAGTTGGTTGATATGGAACTGCGCGACGACCCGAAAGCGAAGCGTGTGATCTTCTGCCACCACAAGGCCGTAGCCCACGTTTTGCGCGATCGACTGAAGCGCTTCGGCGTCGTTTGCATCACAGGCGACACGCCCGCCAAGCAGCGCACTCGCGCGGTGGAGTTGTTCCAGACAACTGATAGCGTGCGCGTCGCGGTGTGCCAGATCGTTGCGGGCGGTGCTGGCGTGACCCTCACCGCCAGCGACGACGTGATATTCGCGGAATGCTCGTTTGTGCCCGGCGACAACGCTCAAGCACGCGATCGCATTTACCGCATCGGACAGACCAAGCCGTGTCGCGTGCGCTTTGCATCGCTGCACGGCACAGTTGATGAGATCATCATGCGCGCGCTGCGGCGTAAGACAGCAGCAATACAAGGAGTGCTAGGCTGATGGATGACATGAAGAAGACCGATGAGAAGCTCAGTGGGACGAATGCGGGCGAAGTGTTCCCCCGAGGCTCGACGGCGGGGCTCGACAAAGAGCCGGGCGGACACCTCCCGTATCTGAGGGAGCGCGACTCTGGTACCGTCGAACGCGCCTGCCCGCGCTCGTTGATGAACTTGCACTACCGCGGGCTTACCGATGGCGAAGCAGCCGGGTTGCAGTTGGCGTTTCTGCAGAGTCAAGAAAGCTGCGTTCTGATTGCGATGCGCGCACGCATCCGCGCGGGCGGTATCCAATGGGTGGACAAGCTCGTGGACGCTGAGATCGCCGCGATGAAGAAGGCTGCCGAGATGATTGGCGCCCTGCTTTCGCGCGACAACCTGAAGCCCTGGACTCCGGTGCTTGCGATCGCGCCACCGAGCTGCGCGATCAAGGACTAAGTCAAGTGACTAAGCCCGACTTCGACCCGATTGTCACCGGGCGTTTCCACTTCAAGTTCCACGGTCGCGAAGTCGCGATCGTGAGCTTGCAGATGATGCCCGGCACGTCCGCGATAACGTGCGTGATGGAGCCGTGCCGCTGCGGTGCTGAAGACTGCTGCGGCTACAACCAACTACCCGTCAACCCCATGACTGCGTTGCAGATGGTGGGCAAGGCGATCACCGAGCTGTTAGACGAACGCGACGCGCTAGCGGAGCAAACCAAACCAGGAGCAAACTGAAGGGCCTATTCGGTCCAAGCATGGAAGAAGATCGATTGCAGAGTGAAATAATTCACTTAAGGTGCTTGCGCAGTTCTGCCGACTCTGTAGTGTCTCCCTTGTCGCGAGCAACGCCGCTCGCGACAAACCCCGATTGAAGATTCAAAACATGACCACCTCACAAGATCGCTTCTCGGAGCTCCGCTTCGATGTCCACCACGCCCCGGTTGCCTACCGCACCCCCGAAGGTGTTCGCTCCGACACGAAGGATGTAGGCAAGGTTGCCTACCGCTCCGACACCGGCGCGGCCATCGCGCTCGTCGGCCCGCGCCAAACCCTCGTGCAGCCGTCGGTAACGATCAAGCTGTTCGAGCAGCTCATCGACCGCGGCCACGTGCAAGCCGACACCGTCCGCTGCGACGCTTGGAAGGGCGGCGCAAGAATCGCAATCCGCGCAAAGACCGGCCGCAGCGGCGAGGTCAAGACTCAACGCAAGGTTGGTTCGGTGGTCGTGCACCGCATGTTCTTCTTGGATGGTTTCGACGGTGCCACCTCGCTGCGCATCGGCTCGCAAGACGAAGTCCTCGCTTGCACGAACGGCATGACGCGAATAGCTAACGTAAAGGCCACTTGCCTACGGCACACGCTGTCACTAACCGAGCGCTACATCGAGGTAGTGCGCGCGCTGCGCATGGAGATCGACGGTTTCGACGCCCACGTGGCGACGCTGCAGACGCTGGCGGACACCCGCCTCAACGACAGCGGGTTCCAAGCGCTCATCGGTGAGTGGTTCCCGCGCGGTGAGCACGCTATCCGCAGGAGCCGCGCTCAGGCCCAAGCTGAGATGGTTGAGAACCTCTACTACACCGGCGCGGGTGCTGATCCGGGCTCATTGTGGGGCGCCTACCAAGCGGCTACGAACTGGATCACGCACCACCGTGGGTACGACTCAAGCCGTGAGGAGCAGAACCTCACTGGCGCGGGCGCGGCGCTTAACTTGCGCATCCTCACCAACCTCAGCCAACGCGCGCAGCGCGCTCGGGAGCTGGTTTAACCCGGTGGACGCCCTATCCCTCACCCTCGCGGGGCTAGCCATGGGGTTGGCCTTCGCCGCGGCGCGCTCCGATTCGCGCCAGCACTACCTGCGCAGCGACACCTACGCCCTCCTTTCGATCGCGGCCTTCATGGCCGCGGTGTTTCTTAACCCTGAGCAAGTGATATGAGCAAGCGCAAGTCTGAGGCCAAATTGGCCAGTGATTTCCTCGCGTGCAAACGAGCCTTCGCATTAGCTCTCGACAACACCTTCACCCAACTGGCGGGTGCGGATGGCTACGACCAACGCACCGTCGTTCTCGCGGCCATCTGCCAGTTGATGCTGTGCGCGGGCGCGCAGATCACGAACGCGATCCCCGACCACTTGCGTCAATACGTCCGTGATCGCGCGCTAGTTGAGTTCCACCTCGGGTTAGCTGAGGTTGAGCTGAAGTCCGTCAGCGGGGGCCGTGAATAGATGCATCACCTGCAAGTTCTTCGACCCCGAAGACTTGCCCGACGGTCCAGGGTTCGGCGTATGCCGTCGATTCCCCGCTTCCCCTTACAAGTCACAAGAAGACTGGTGCGGCGAGCACCGGCAAAGCCTAGATCCGAAACCCCTACCGAAGAATAACGATGAAGATCACGACCACGATTGAGACGAACACCGAAGCCGAACAGCTTGAGCTGATGCGCGCGCTTTCAACCCTCACCGGCTACCAAGCCGACGATACCGAACCAGAGAGTGAGGGCGCAGCCGCGCCCAAGCCGAAGGTCAAGCGCCGCACGAAGGCGGAGATGAAAGCGGCCGAGGAAGCTAAGGTCGCGCCTGAAGTGGCTGCCTATGCATCCGAGAAGGACGACGGTCCGACGATCGACGACGTGCGCAAGGTGCTCGGCGCGAACGCGCGGATGAATCTCATCACCGAGTCGCAGAAGGTGCTCGCCGATCATGGCGTGGTCAAGCTGCCCACCTTGAAGAAGACGCAATACGCTTCGGTGATCGCAGCGCTTGAGGCACTTCAATCGTGAGCGAGCACGCCAAGCTCTCGCCTTCGTCGGCGCACCGGTGGCTTGAGTGTCACGGCTCGGTAGAGCTGTGCGCGAAAGCCCCCGACCGGGATTCCGTCTACGCACGTGAAGGCACGTTCGTTCACGAGATCGCGGCGAAGTGCATCGAGCAAGGCAAAGACGCAAACAGCTTCCTCCGCGTGAAGTCGCGGAACGTAAAGAAACCCGAACTCGATGGTGAGTTCGAGTTCACCGAGGAGATGGCGGGCCACGTCAACAACTACGCCGAGTTCGTCTCGGCGCTAGCCACGATGTGGGGCGGCACTCCTCTGATTGAAACCCGTGTCCACATCTCGGAACACGTTTGGGGAACCGCCGACGTGATCTTGCTGTCAGACGACAAGAAGACTCTGCACGTTGCCGACTTGAAGTATGGCGCGGGCAAGGTCGTCGAAGTCGAGGGCAACTACCAAGGCATCTGCTACGCAGTTGGCTCGGTGAAGGAGATCGCCAAGACGGACCCTGCGGCGGCGGCCATGGTCGAGACCGTCGTGATCCACATCTACCAACCTCGTGCGGGCGGTGAGCCTTGGCGTGAATGGGAGATGACTCGCGCCGGGCTTGAGTCCGCCGAAGCCACGTTGCTGAAGCACGAGGCTTTGATCGTAGGCGGCAGTCGCACGTTGAAGACGGGCGAGCATTGCCAGTTCTGCGACGCTGCAGCTACGTGCCCTGCGCGCGGCCGTGAGGCCAACGAGGCCGCGCGCGATGTTTTCTCGAATAGGGCGCCCGCGCCTATCGAGACCTTGACCACCGATCAACTCGCTCGGATCATCGAGCTTGCGCCGCGGGTCACTGACTGGCTCAACGCGGTCCACAAGTTCGCACAGCAGAAGCTCGAACGCGGTGAGTCCGTGCCGGGCCACAAGCTGGTTGAGACCATCGGTAACCGTCGGTGGATCGACGCAGATTCCGCCGGGCCACTGTTGGCCATGAATGGAATCGACCCGTGGAGTAAAGCCCCACTTGTAACCCCAGCGGAGGCCGAGCGTCGGCTAGCTGCGGCGAACATCCGCATGAGCTTGGCCTCGTTGGTCGAGCGACCCGTCACAGGTTCCAAGATGGTGCCTGACTCCAATTCCCGGCCCGCGATCGCACCAACGGCCCTTTTCCCGTCCGCTTGATTTGAGACTGAAACGATGGCTACTAACTTCTCTACCCCCGACCCCGTTCGGATCATGTTCCCCAACCTCGCCCGCCCGCGTAAGCAGGACCGGGGCGAGCCCAAGTATGGTGTGCTTGTGCTGCTGCACAAAGACAGCGAAGAGCTGAAGATGCTCGTAGCCGCGGTGAAGGAGTCCGCTGAGGCGGGCGGTGTCAAGCTCGTCGGCCGCTTCAACCCCGTCAAGTCCTGCAAGATCGAGGACCAAAAGCGCGCGCTCGAAGGCAAGGAGTCCTTGTTCGCCAAGTTGGACGACGCGGAAGACTTCTTCTTCTTCAACGCTCAGAACACCGACAAGCCCGGGATGGTCGACACACACATCCGCCCCCAGCTTGACCTCTCGGTGTTCAAGTCGGGCTGCTACGTCCGCGTCAACGTCAATGCATACGTGTGGTCCTACGGCAACGACACCGGCGTGAGCATCGGCCTGAATCACGTGCAATTCGTGCAGGAAGGCCCGTCGCTCAACACCGGGACCAACCAAGGGGCGGGCACTCCGGTGGAGGCATTCACCGGGCTTGGCGGCAAGGTCGACAAGGCATCCGCCACGTCGCAGTCCGTTGAGGACTTGTTCGGCTAGCCACACTGGGGGCACCCGCGCGGGAGCCGTATCCCACTCCTTGTAGGAGAATCCCCTTCATCCCGCAGCGCTCTGACCGGCGCGTGTTGACCTCACCGGGTGCCCCCTCCTTTTCTCACTGACGGACCAAACCAATGCAACCCTTCACACCCACCGCCGAGCAAGCGGAAGCCCTAGCCCGAATCTCGGACTGGGCCAACGACCCTACCGCTACCAAGTGCTTCGTGCTCGCTGGCCTTGCGGGCACCGGCAAGACTTCTCTGATGCGCGTGCTCAGAGACTACGTCGGTGATCAGTTGATAATCCGCTACCTCGCACCGACCAACAAGGCTTCGAGCGTGCTGCGCTCGAAGGACATCCCCGCGCAAACCATCCACTCGGTGTTCTACACGTATGTAGGCAAAGGCGAGTCGGGCCAACCTGAGTTCGAGTTCACCCCCGGTCAAGCTGGGCCGCATGTGCTGTTCGTCATCGACGAGGCGTCCATGATCGACTCGGATACCTTGGGGCAACTGCTCAGCACGCGAGCGCGGTTCTTGTTCGTCGGCGACCACGGGCAACTGCCACCGGTCGGCAACGACCCCGGTTTGATGCGTGACGCTGACGTGCGGCTTGAGACCGTGATGCGCCAAGCGAACGGTAACGAGATACTCACCTTCGCCCACCACATCCGGGCGGGCGGTGACCCGTTCGAGTTCCAACCGACGCGTAACGACGTGTTGATTGCCCCGCCGGGCGTGCCGCTGAAGCGCTTGCCGTCGGTCAACGTGTGGTTGTGCTGGCGCAACTACACTCGCGTGCAACTCAACATGCTGATGCTGAAGGCGCACACTGAGAAGGGTCAGGACTTCCCCGCCGTGATCCCCGTGCAGATCCGCAGCAACTACCACGAACAAGGGATCTTCAACGGTGAGGTCTACGACTGCGAAGTCGGCATGTGGGACCGGCAGTCGCGGCACCCCACTTGGGGCGTGCTGCAGCTCCCCGATAGTTTGCTCAAAGTGAGGTTCCACCCCAACAACTGGCACAAGGAAAAGCGCGCGGCCTTCCGCACGAAGTTCGAGTCTGAAGGCGTGCTCGCCGACTACGGCTACGCGATCACCGCGCACTCGTCGCAAGGTAGTGAGTGGGACATCGTCGCCGTCGTCGATGAAGCCCCCGACACGGACGCAGCTCGGTGGCGCTACACCGCCGCGACGCGTGCGGCGAAGAAGCTGATCTGGATGCCGTTCAACGCCTTGCCGGTCAAGCGCACCGCCGAGGTAGTCGGGTGACAAGCCCGCGCGAGATCCTTTGCATCGACTACGAGACCGCGAGCCACGCGGACTTGCCGAAGGTTGGATCGGCCGCCTACGCCGAGCACCCCACTACTCGCGCATTGTGCGCCGCGTTCACGTTCCTAGTGTTGGATCGGTCGGGGCGGCAGACGACGGCTGAGTGGCTTTGGCAGCCAGGGCAGAAGGTCCCGCCGTCGGTGGTCTCATGGATCCGCTTAGGTAAGCCGTGCCTTGCGCATAACGCTGCGTTCGAGATCGAGATGACCAAGGCGGGGTTGATCCCCGGCTTGCCCCTACCGGCTATCGAACAGTGGCACGACACGATGGCTCTCGCTGCATCGCTCAACCTACCTCAGTCGCTCGACGGGTTGACGAAGGCGCTCGGGCTGCCCGAAGCGAAAGACAAGGAAGGGCACACGCTGATGATGAAGCTGTGCAAGTTGCACGCTGACGGAACGCACGTTCACCCGCCCGAGGATGGGGAGCTTGACCGCCTCGGTTTGTATTGCTTGCGCGACAACCGCGCGCAGTTGGCGGCCTACAAGGTGATGCCAGGGCTCTCCGTCGCCGAGCGCGCGACTTGGGTTGCTGACACCAAGATCAACGAGCGCGGGGTCTTCCTCGATCAACCGTTCATCGCTGCTCTCGCGAAGGTGGCGGGTCTGCAGCGCAAGGGAGTCTACGGAGCTACCCTCGAAGCGACGGCGGTGCTCCCCGGTGACAAAGCCATCATCGACCCCGTTGCCGAAGCCAAGGCATTCGTCAAGGGCATGGGCATCGAGCTGCCTCGCCGGAAGCGCGCCGATGGTAAGTGGTCCGAGTCGCTCGACCTGGACTCATGCTATGAGCTGCTCGACCACGGCCTCGATCTACCCCCAGCCGTTGCTAAGGTTTTGACGCACAAGATCGAGATGGGCAAGCTCACCTCGCTCGCGAAGCTAGACGCGGCTACCCGCCTAGTGTCGCGAGATGGCCGCGTGCGGTGGCAGCTCCGCTACTGCGGTGCCTCTCAGACGGGGCGGTGGTCGGCAAAAGGGCTGCAGCTCCACAACGCGCCGAAAGACCGTCGTAGCTACGAGCACTCGCAGCTCGTGCGCGCACTCGTGCAGAAGGGTGCACTAACGTTCTTGAGTCAGTGCGAAGTCAACCAGAACGTTCTATCCGCGCTGTCGCTCAGCTTGCGCAGCATGATCGCCGCACCGACCGGCTTCGAGCTGATTGGCGGCGACTACTCCGCTATCGAGGCGCGCGTGCTGCCTTGGCTCGCGTTCGACAACGCGAAGCTGCAAGTCTTCGCCGACGGTGTGGACATCTACGTTCTCTCGGCTGCGGCTGTCGGCAGCACCGTGCGCAATCTTGGCAAGGTCCAGGAACTCGCGTTGCAGTTCGGCATGGGCGACATCAAGTTTCGCGACACTGCTGCGGGCTACGGGGTCGACTTGGAGTTGCTCGAAGCTCGCCGCATCAAGCGTTTGTGGCGCGACCGCAACTCGCTGACGGTGAACTTCTGGAAGGACATCGAGGACACCGCCCGCAACTTGATCCTTGGCAAGCCCGGCCGTGCTGCGCCAGTTGGCCGATGCACTTTGCGCCGCACTGCCGAGCGGCTAGTGCTCGAACTGCCATCGGGGCGGCAGCTCAGCTACTGGCACCCGCGTGTGGTCCCGCAAGTGAAGCAGATGCCCTACGTCACCGATGAAGGACTCGTCGAGGTCGGCGACATGGAAACTCAGACGATTCAGTTCTGGGGACCGCGTGGCGCGAAGATGGTGCTGAAGGAGACCTACGGCGGCAAGCTCGCCGAGAACGCCACTCAAGCAACGGCGCGCGACCTGCTAGCGCATGCGCTTTGCACGGTCGACGCTCATCCGACCTATACCCCCGTGATGCACCTGCACGATGCAGCGTGCGCACAAGTTCGCCTCGGTGAAGGAGACCCGGCAGAGTTCTGCCAACTTCTGACCGACCAACCTCGTTGGGCCGACGGGCTACCCATCGACGCCGAAGGCTACCGAAGCCCCGTGTTCCTAGGATGAAAAAGAAACCTCAAGAGACTCTCGCGGTGTTCGTTCACCGCGCACGTGCGCGCCCGCAGACGGCTCGCCCGATCCCGATGCAACTCGTGCTCGATATGGCGGGCGTCAGCCCGCAGTGGTGGAGCCGTCTCGCCCGCGGGTTGACCGCAAACCCTTCGCCCGATCTGCTTGCCGAGTTGGCTGCGGCGCTAGGTGTGCCGCAGGCTCCACTCAAGCGTGCGTTGGCTGAGACGCTTCGGCGTGCGGCCAAAGGCTTGGAGGTGTAGCCTTGGACGCCTTCGACACCCCGCCCGATAGCTGCGTCACGTGCGTCAAGTCGGTCGTCACCGGGTGCGGGCTTGAGTGCCACGCGGCGCCCCCGTCCCTCTACTTCCTAGGTGGCGACGCCAAGGCTGAGTGGCCCGCGGTGATGTCTACCGACTGGTGCTACCAATTCGAGGCCACCCAATGAACGGGCGGATGATGGCGGTGATTGTCGACGTGGTCGAGAACGGCGTGACCACCCCAACGGTGGTCTACCGCCCGGTCAAGTGGCTCAGGCAAGCCCAGCGCGATGCGCGGCGCCAGCGTAGTCGCTCCGGTCCGAAAGTCGTGAGGGCCGACACTGACAGCCCCCCAGACTTAGGGGCTCAGATCGACGCACAGGCGGCCGCAAGCTGCCGAGAGTTTGAGTAGAGAGGCGCCCGCGAGCACCGGGGCGGTGTTATCGTGGGCGCGCGAGCGAGAAGAGACGAGAGGTTGGTGAAGCCCGTTGCGCCCTTTAGTCAGGGGTGCAGCGGGCTTCGCCTTTTCTACCGTCCACTCAGCAACCGCCGCAGCAGCTCGCTGTCGTCCTCATCGGCGAGCACCTTGACGCGCTTGCCAAAGGCTTCGAGCGGCACGTGCAACGCGGACCCGATGGCGGTGATCGCGTCGAACATGTCGAGCGCGCTCTCACCGGCGGCGAGCTTGGCCGGTGCTTGCGCGAGCTTCTCCATGAGCTTGGCGTAGGGCGCCGACGGCATGCGGGTGTTCCATACTTCGTCGTCGAGGAACGTGTTGCTGGTGATACGCATCACGTCACCGACCAACGGCAACGGACCACTCATCAAGTCGACGTGCGAACGCAAGAGCAACAAGCCCATGTCGTCGAGGTAGCCATCTTCGTCTTCGTCCTCGAAGTCGCCGCGCAAGCCTTCAGCGATCAGCGTGGCGATTACCCCGGGCACGAGCACGGTGGTCGCGTAGGTTGCAGCGAGCGCGGCGATGCGGTCAACGCCTTCCTTGCGCAAGTCCATGCGCGTGCGCGTGGCGGTGTAGTTGAACCAGTTGATGAACCAACTTTTGAACGGCGCGATCGCCTTCCACATTCCGCCGAGCCCTTCGAACGTGCTGATGTCCTCGGGCGCGCCGCTCATCTGCGTGCGCCGAATCAACGAGTCGGCTTCGCGGATCGCGGTCTTCTCAGCGGTCTCGGTGCTCTCACCGAGCTTTAGTTGCTCCGAGTAAACTTGATCGTGGTGCGCCCACCAACCGATCACGTCGACCGTGTGCTGCGTCGCCGTCTGAAGGATGTAGGTGTTGCGCTCGATCTTCTGCGCACCCTTCTTGATCCAGTTGTCACCGAGCAGGATCTCGTTCGATTCCTTGGTGATCTCGAACACTTGACGCTCAAGACGCTCAGCCATCTCGGCGCTTATCTTCGATGCGTCGCGCCCCATCTGGCGAGGCGAGCGCATGTAGCGCGCGGTGGCACGTCCAACGAAAGCGGCCTTGGTCTCGCGCAGGATCGGCCCGAAGCCCGTGTAGTTTTGCAGGGCGTTGACGGCGTTAAGGAACATCGTCGACATCTGGGCGCCACGCGCCAACCACGACAGCCACTTAGTCATCACTGAGTCAGGCGGCGGGCCGAGCGTTTGCTCAGCCGATCGCTTCAACCACGGCTCGATGACGGTGTTCACAAACTTGTGCCCGAGGTCACGGCTGATGACGTTTTGAACTTCCGCGTTGGTCAGCACCATCGACACGTCGCGCACCGCCGGGTGCATGTGAATGAAGTTGAGCACCGATTCGACGTGGATGATCTGGTTGCCGATGTTGAAGTCGAGACGAACCGCAACGTCTGCACTCCGCTGCTCGGTGAACCCTCGCGCGTAGACCGGCCACGTTGAGTAGGCTTGAGCGAGTTTGTCTTGGTCGAACTTGGCAATGCGGCTGACCTTCTTCGGGTTGCCGCGCGCTGGCACGTAGCCGCCGGGGAACTCACCGAACTTGGTCTCGAAGGCTTCAGTCTTGACGACAGGCATGTAGTAGCCGTAGGCGCGATAGTGCGCCTTCTGCACGTCGGCGAGGTAAGAGCCGTTGCGATCGTAGACCTTCTGCATCCAAGCGAAGTCAGCGCGCGTCAACACGCCTTCTTCTTGCATGCGGTCGAGGAACTGCTCGACCGCCGCCGCGTCCCATTGGTAGCTCTTAAGAAGTTTGTCGCGGTTGCTGACGCCCTCGCTCTCCGCACCGTGGCTGTAGTAGTGCAGTGCCATGCCGAGGATCTCGGCCTTCGCGCGCACTCGACTGCCGAACACGTAATCGAGTTCCTTTGACACGATCGTGCCCTTCGGGCCGAGGTTGAGCCCCTTGAGTTCGGCTTCGATCTCAAGAGCCGCAGCGCGCATCGCCTTACGCTTCGCGTTGGCGGCCTCCTTCACCCGCGTGAACAGCTTCGGGAAGATGCCACCGAGGCGGCGGAACAAGTGCTCGACGCGGGTGAGGTGGGCAAAGTAGTCGCCGATGCCTCCGCTCACGTCCTCGCTGACGGTGATATCAGACTTAGCACCGCGCTCGTCTTGAGTGTCGATCGTGGTCTCAAGGTCGTTGAGTGCTTGCGCTACCGCGTCCTCACGCAGCATGCGCTTGCCGTCGAGTTCAACCTCGCGGATCAAACGCGTCTGGTGCCACAAGTGCTTGGCGAGTGCCGCGAACTCGCGGAACTCGTCGACCGTCAACGCCTCGAAGCGGGGGCGGTTGCCGCGCGGGACTTGTAGCCCCTTCTCGGTAACCATCTCGCGCACTCGGTTGAGCCGATCAACCCACTGCGCCACTACCTCCGGTGCATACTTATGGACTAAAGCGAGGTGCTTGTCGGGGTCGGTCTGCTTGCGGCCCGCGTCGAGCGTCGACAACAACGAGCGCAAGATATGCACTACGTTCATGTCGCGGTTCTTGCCGAGCTTGGAGTCAGGGCGGAACGCCTTGGCCCAAACCTTCTCAGCCTTCACTCGCTCCGCGCGGAAGTCGGCGGCTACACCGGCCATCGTCTCGGCCATGAGTTCGCGCCGCTTCGCTTCGCGCGCTGCATTCAGGTCGCCTTGCTTGAACGCCCTCGCTGCATCACGTCGCGCGCGCTTTGCACCGACCGCGTATTTGTGGGCCGATACTTCAGACACCGGCGTCTCGCGTAGGCGCTGCATCGCCACGTTCTTGGCAGCCTTGCGCAGCATTCTCACCGGCTGGTCGCTCTTGAGTAGCAACCGCAGCTCTTGCGCAACGATCTGCTTGCGCACCTTG